GTGAGAGGTGGAAGTTCTTCTGCAGGTTGCTCTTCAGGTGCTTGTCCAGGTGCTGCTTGAGGTTGTGGTGCAGGTGCTTGTGTTGCTTGAGGTTGTTGTGTAGTTGGTGCAGCGCCAGTGGGTTGTCTTCCTGCTGCAGGTTGTTCTGCACCTTTTGGTTGACGACTATCAATATACTTAAGTTTTCCTTTATCAGTTCTCGCAACAAGTTTACCAGAACGATCTAACCATCCACCATGACCGTCTCCAGTATATCCAAGTTTTTTCGCTTGCATTGCTGCTTGCGATTCTTTTGCTTCAGTTAGAAAATTGAGAAAACTTTTCATATTGCTTTTTGATATACTTATATTTATTTGTTTAATATATCTTTAGAAATGGACCATTTGCTGATCCAAACTCTTTTTTTGCACCATAGTACAAAACTCTGCACCATTCTTTCATTTTCTTTTTCTTTCCAATCTCAACCCAAGTATTGGCCCATTCCATGGCAATAAGTTTTGAAGAAAATCTTCCAGCAGAACTTCTATCACTTGTGTTTGTTTCATATATGATTGCATTTTCCAAAACATCCTCAAAAGTATCTCCGATTTTTTTACCATCCTGATATACTGAAACTTCACCAAAATCTACCATAGGATTGCTTTTAAGTTTATCATATAAATCTATCCAATATTTTTTATCGGTATCATTCCATTTTCCTACAGCAGGAATATGTGGATGTTTGGTTGCAGATGATGGTCTTGTCATTCCAAGATCTGAAAAAAACTTATCCATCGCAACACTGGAAACCTTCCCAAGTTTTGCTCCAGCATCTTTTCCTTTTGGAGTTAAATCAGTTTGAACTACATTTCTTGCTTGAGAGTATTGAAAGTTTCTAGATTGTCCATGTATTTGACCACCAGATTCCGTTTTTAAATCAAATCCAAGTTCTCCAGTATCAAACAAATAATTTTGCTTTTTCCCAAGAGTAAGAGTGCATTTTAAAGAACCAGGAATAAGATCAATATCAACTCTACCTGTTTTATCGCCACCCATATTTGCCAATTCAACACTGGCAACTTTTTTGTTCTTTGATATTGCCTTCAGAGAAACCCCAATTAGTATCTTATCTTCTAACGCCTCTTTCATATAAGTATTCAAAAGAGAAAGATTTGCTTGTTTACTAATTCCATCAATATTTGTAAGTTCCTTTATTGTTCCCTCAATCGTCTTCTTCATATTTTTTTTAACCATAACAATATCCATAGGATTCCATCTATCTTTGACGGAAACTCCACAATCTTTTTTAGCTATACCTTCAATATAAGGCATTATTCCAGAATCTCTAGAATATTCATATCCCTTATTAGATCCTAGAAATTTTTTTAAAGCGGATGCTTGTTTTCTATAAGTCTCTTTCCACTCTGCATTATAACCATCATAAACTTTTAACATAACTGCATCAGAAGGTTCTTTGCCAGTTTCAATTACAGATTCAAAAAAAACTCTTGAACCATTTTCCTGTTTGGCAGTTTCTGTAGCACTGGTGGCCATCGGATAAAATACTCTTTCAAGTATTTAGAAATGGAGAATAGCGGACTCGAACCGCTGACATCCTGCTTGCAAAGCAGGCGCTCTACCAGACTGAGCTAATTCCCCGAATATAGATATTATAAAACCCTCTCAACTAAAAGTCAAGAGGGTTAGAGCAACCTTCCGATTTATTTATCAGTCGTGCTCACCCATTGCTTTTTGCTTACGGAGTTTCTTGGGGTTCTTGGTTACACTACCAGCACCATAGGTTCCACCCTCACCATACTCTACAGCCTTAGCTCTTGCCTCTGCTCTATCATCGGCATCCATTTTACCTCTTGGACCCCAAGGTCTAGAAGATTTCTTACCACCAGAAAGACCTCTAGAAAGAGTGTCCTGTCTTCTAGTTTGCTTTTCTGCTGCCTTTAGTTTTTTGGTTTTCTCACCCCTTTGTGAATACTCACTTGCGGGTTTACGCATTCTATCAATAACAAGTTTACCCATTGCTGTTCTTGCTTTAGGAGTCTGTCCGTAAGAACCTTCTGCCTCAAGGATTTCTTCAATATCTTCAGAATCTAGTTCATTAGCCATAATCCACTCTGCTTCTTCCAGAGTTTCTGCATATCCTTCTGCTTGGAGGAACTCAAGAACAATATCAAAGATATCTACTTCCTCATTTGCTGCTCTTCTTTTTCTCACTCCAGCAGCAAGTTTTCTTGCTCTACCTTCTTTACCAGCAGCAGTCTCGGCTGCTCTCATCGCTTCAGGATTACGATGCTTGTATGCTCTATCACTTGCAGCACCAGTAGCGGCAATTCTTGCATTAACAACCTTACCTGCAAGACCAGCAGAGATTTCATCAATCTGTTCTACTTCTTCAATCTCAAATTCTTCTTTTTTAGTTCTTAGATTTTTTTCGTATTCTCTAAACTTTTCTGGATTCTTAACTTGCTTGATTTTCTCTCCAGCATCTAATCTATGGACCATAGATCTTGTGTTGTGACGCTCAAACTTTTCACTATCACCCTTTTCAAATGCTTTGTCAGCTTGACGTTCATGATGTTTGGCAGCAACCTTATGGTAGATTTTCTTTATACCTTCTTGCACTTCTTCTTGAGGAGTATAAACTTCAGAATATGCTTCCATCAAACCGCGTAGTTCTTTGATGTCCATTTTTTACAATTACTTTTTTAGTTATTTATAAAAAAAAAGACCCCGAAGGGTCAAATACCAAGAACAGCACCAAGATTGGAATCGATATCTTGAATCACTGAGCGAATATCAGAAACACGAGGAGGAACACTTACTTCATCATAAGTATATCCTTTTTGAGCATCAAACAAAACTTGACGAACTGCGGCTGCTGCACGAGCATCCATTTTAATTATCACTTGGGTTTCTTTAGTCATAGGTCTCCTTCTACACGATTTTCAGAACGATAAACATCAAATGCACCTTCAGGATAACGAGCACTCAATTTCTCATAATTCATTTCAAGAACTTCTTCAAAATTGGTATCAAGTGCCATACATGCTTGAGCGAGATACCAACAAATATCTCCAAGTTCACGCTTTAGGTGAAAAGTATTTTCCTCATTATAAGGTTTACCTTGTAGGAAAATCTTTTTTACAACTTCAGTAAACTCTCCTGCTTCTGCACTCATACCAAGAGCAGCAGTTAGTAGACGTGGAACATCAGCATCATGGGTTGCTTCAAGTTCAGTCATACGTGCAAGTAGTTGGGCATAATCACTACTTGCAGGACTGGTAGTTTGCCGAACAAATTCAATATATTTGTTTGTATCAATAACTTGTGTCATATTAGAATTTAAATCCTTCAAATAATTTTTTAGGTTTGTTCTCTTCGTGATAATCATACTCCCCTTCCTTGCCGTTGTCAAGGATGTCGTTTTGAGCTGACTGTTCACAATCATAAAGTCTCATTTTTGCACGGTCAATACCAACAACAAAACGTTTGAAAATTGTTGGATCATTATAGCGATTCTTAAGTTGTTTTACAAGAATCTGTCCAAGTCCTTCAAGTTCTTCTGTAGAAATAAGAGCAAACATAAGATCAGCAGTGGCAGGAAGACCAAAACTCTCTGAAGTATCAGTCAGTTCCACATCAGAAGATCCATAACCAGAACGAGTTGTCTGAGTAGCACTCACAATTGGAACATTAAACTCTACAGCAAGACCACGAAGTTCTTCTGCAATTGACTTGACCAATGTATAAGAATTTACATTGCTACCACCTTTAAACCTGGAAGAGGAACAGATATTAAGATAATCGATAAAAATAATATCGGGTCTAAATGACTTCTTAAGTGCAAGTTCATTAAGCAATGACTTAAAATGACCTGCATGTGCAGACGCTGTAGGATATTCTTTAATTATAAGTGTTCCTTGAGTTTTTTTAGCAAGGTTTGTAACCTTGTTTTCAAACATCTGCTTTGGAAGATCTACAATATCTTGAATAGGGACATTTAAAAGATTTGCGTCAATTCTTTCAGCAATGCGTTCTTCTGCCATTTCCAACGTAATGTACAGAACGTTCCGTCCTTGGAGCAAGACGGAGCTAGCCACATGGCACATGAATAGAGATTTCCCGAC